GCCATGGTTGACGAAATCACTGTTGTCTTGGAATGCACCGTTGAAACCCTGTCACAGTCCGCCGCCATGGCTCTCGCACTTTCCCAACAGTGAGGTTGATCCTCGATGTGCAACTCCCCTGAGTGCCAACGGCAGAAGATGGCCATGGCCAATCAGATGCGTGCGTTGGCGGACGCTCTTCTTGTGCCTGTAGCTACAGCTACGGGACTACCTCCGGCCGTCGTCCAAGGCTTTGTTGAAGGCACGACTACGGGCGCTGTGGCTGCAGCTCAGGCACCCAAGAAGCGCAAGGTGTCAGCATACAACCGAAAATACAAGGCAGCGTTCAAGCGTGTGTCGCCCAAATACAAGCTCAAGAATGGCAAGTGGCGCAAGGGCGGATTCAAGGCAGCTGTTCGAGCAGCTCACAAGATCGCTGGGGGTAAGAAGTGATGGCTCGCCACACTCTCCGAGGACGTGTGGATGCTGGGGCCACAAAGCGCCTGATCATCGACGACGGCATGTTGAACCAAGGTCACAAAGTGGTTGAATTCTACGTGTGGGCGCAAAGCATTGCATCCGGCGATGATCCAGCTTGCGTGCTCGCCAAATCTTACGATGCGGACCCCTCGTGGAATGCTTCAGACAATCGACAAATTGGTTGGGCCGGTCAAACGACGACCAACACCACCCGGATGATGGACTTCAATCTCCTCGATCCCGACAACGTCGTGATCCAAGATCTCTTCCTCATCAACATCGGGGCCACTGTTGCCAACTACATGGTTGTCATTGAACCCGTTGAGCTCAACAATGACCAAGTGGTCATGCAACTGATCAAGGAGCGTAGCCAAGATGACATCCGATGAAGCAGCTGAAGAAATCACCGCACGGGAAACTCGCACCGCACGTTTCGCAACGTGGCTGATGGAGCGTGAGGAGCGCCGCCAAGAAAAGGAGTCCAATCTGGAAGGATTGGTTCGCCTCAATGTCATGGTTTCTTTTCTTACTCTCGGCCTCGTCGGTGGCTTTGAAGCTGTTCAACTTGGCTTCAGCTTGATTCCATACTTGTGATTACTCAAGCATCACAACGATGAACCACGCGATCCACGCGAAGGTGAGCAAACCGCAAATCATTGGATTCGTCCCTCTGCATCGTAAAAGCAAACGAAGCAGACAAATGTGCCGTCTTCGAGTTGAGCGCACCGCGCATTGTAGCCGCAGTAATCGCAACGTTCAACAAACCATGTCATCGGCAATCGCCAACCCAAGTTTCACTTTCACACCGCCAGCAAATCACCATGATTCGGCCAGGTCGTTCAACAAATCGGCGGCAAACGAGGTTTCGATCTCCGCACTTTGGACAACCCATTGATGGAACAGGAATAAAGAAGTTCTTCAACGTCAATCCGCGCATCACATCTCCTCCACGCGTTCGCTGATCACGCCGAGTTCATCGCCGATGCGGTCCACATGTCGGGCGATGACGGCCAATTGGTCCGGTTCAACAATGCTCTCGATCGCGAGAACGACGCGGCATGTCACGCATCGGTGACATCGCGCGTCATACGTGCGCGCCATGCAGTTCACAAGTTCGCCAATCATTCATCCATCAACTCCAACTGTGCGTCAGACCGTCGGTGAAGTGCGTGTAGGCGAATCAATGGACCCGTCCCTAAGGTTTTCACGGCGACATCAACCATTTGACTGACTTTGAAGCCGTGTTCTTTCAAGATCGCAAGGATCTCCGCCGTTTCGTTGCTCACCGTTATGCTGTATTGGTTGCCCATGCACCTCCGAAGAGGTCTTTGGATATAATAATAATGTTATTGACCGTCGAAAAAATAGGATGGTGCCTTGTGAAACTTGATATGGGGGGTAAAAACATGGGGTGGTGGGGCGGGCGTAGGGTTGTGAGCCGCTTCGCGCCTGTTTTTGCCCTGATCCGTGGTGGTTGAGAAGATTGACTGCTGTGTTTTGCCTGCCCAGACATGCTTATAGGCTGTCGAGTGGGTAAGTGCTTACATGGCAAAGAGTGACTCCTTCTTTATCCGCAAGACGATCAACACCAACGGAACGAACTTTGCTCAGGAGAGCATTGACATGGGGGCTTACGTTGACGCCCTCGGCAAAAGCGTAGTGCGCCTCCACACGCTGGCTGTTCAATACGGTTCGCCAACCGGCGTTGTTGGCATTGGTTCTGCTGGCGTGACTGCTACCACAGCCTTTCAACTCACTACCCAATCTCAAACCGCTATGGTCAACGCCAGCGATCGGTCGTTGATTGCATCCGGTCGTTTGCTGGGTGCAAATGCTCCAGCATCTGCCTCGTTGGCCATGGCCACGGAGCACCTTGATGTTGCACCACAGAGTTGGCGCAACGGCTACCTCATTGGTGTCGAACAGATTTACTTGGCTACGGACTCCGTGGACGGAGCCATGGTTGACGAAATCACTGTTGTCTTGGAATGCACCGTTGAAACCCTGTCACAGTCCGCCGCCATGGCTCTCGCACTTTCCCAACAGTGAGGTTGATCCTCGATGTGCAACTCCCCTGAGTGCC